CTTCGTGCCCTTGCAGACCTTCGTGACCGAATGGCTCAACCATTGCCCGGTCGGCTCCCATTGATAGCGGTGTGCCTCCTCGTTGAATGTGATTGGGAGGGGCTTCAACCACCGCGAAGTCTCGGGGGCTGACGATTTCGACGCGCTCTGTTGGTGTGGGCTCATCTCTGAGAAGGTTGCGGTAGGGAGGGGGTGTAAAGCCGGGGATGCGCTTGGCGTCTTCCATACTGATGCGCCAACCCTGAGATGGCACGTCTAAATCCTGAATGGTCCAGTGGCCAGCGTCTACCCCACGACGAAGTAAACGCCGGACCTCTGCCAGCTCAAACGCTGGTTTCATCCTCAACTCCCTTTACGCCTTTGATCGTATAGGACTTCGCAAAACGCTCTGCATCTAATACTCCCATCTGCTTAAGGTTTGAAAGGGCACTATAAACTTGATTCCTCCATACCTCTTTGCCATTAGCAAGCACCTCAGTATCACCTGCTGTTAGCTGAAGATTGCCACAGTTGCAGAGCCAACTAAGCACTTCATAACTAGTAAACTGCTCGCGTCCATTTCTATGCATAAATGGTATAAATTTTTCTCGTATGAATCTCATCCAATAGTGATAGTCTCGCGCTGGGCCATCAACAATAATCTTGGCGCCCGGCAAAGCCAGTTGCTGTACTACTGTTGCGCCTTGATCCTTTTGTGGCTGCGACACCAATAGACCAAGAATTTCATGGGCGGCTATGTCATCACCGTCGCTGAGAGCGTCAAGAACGGCATTTCGTATGCGGGTTTTGGTTGAGTTGTTCACAGAACATCAGCAGTGGGGCAGAATGGGTATGTCAGCAGTGGGAACTCTGACGAGGGGCGGTTTCGCCCCCTTTTTATTGGCGCGAGGGAATTGAACTAACATCAATCGTTGCTTTAGCAAGCTCGCCAACGCCAACACTGGTTTGCAGCAGGTCAAGTACAAATTCAACGTCTTCGCCTAGCTGGGCGATCTGGTCGTCGATGTTGCTCAGGCTGTAAACACCAGCATCAACCTGACGCAGGAATTGCAAGTATTCATCACCGTGGCGATTGATCTGGCTGTAAAGAATGCCGCGCAACGTTGAAATTGATTTGAACGCATCGTTTAGCGCTGATGTAATGCGCCTGCATTCGGTAACGGCGTCAATACTGCTGTCATCTTTTTCAAGCTCCCAGGCCGGTATAGAGGGCGCAGGGGAGGTTGGACGCGGAGGAGTAAACGCAAAAGTTTCTACCTCTTCTTCTTTGTCGTTCAAGACTTCACGGCTATTGATTGATGCTTGAACCGCCATTCGCTGAGCCGTTTGCTGAGCTTCGCTTAATCTTCGAGCGTGATTGTCTTGGTTTGCTTTATACGCAAGAGCGGCCCGATTGACCTGATCAAAAGTAGGAACATTACCCTTGCCAGCTTGGGCACAGGCAGCCTTCCACATTTCAATGGCGGCTTCTGGGTGGCTATCAAGCTGGCCTAACAGGGGGCGAACTTGCCTTGGGCTTGTGGGCAAGGAAACTCCCGCCCGCCCATGGGCGGACGCCTGTAACAGTTCGACACGGAATTGATAAAAGCCTCGTAGGCGTTGGGCTGTGTCTTCACCAAGCGCGCCGCGTCCTGCTGTTAGGTCGGCAGATTCTTCGGTTAGCCACTCTTTCCAGCTACGCCCGCCTCTTACGCCCCGATAGAGCTTGCGGCGGAAAATCTGTAGCAAACCGGCGCCAATAGCTAAATCGCGTTCAAGTTTGTCGGCGTAAGCGGTTTGGATTGCCGTTTTGACAATCACTAATTCCTTCTCTTCCGATTCAGTCATCGGAGAGGTTTCAAGGATTTGGGTTGAGGTAGTAAGAACCTCGGGGATGATTGCAGTTGTCATGGTGGGAACAAGAAAAAGCCCCCGTGAAGAGGGCCGGGACAAATCAAGCTGCTGCGCGAAGAACCTTGAGGCCAGTGGTTTCTTCAGAGGCTGTCAGGACGTGGCTGATGTCGTAACCACAGGAAACGGCGTGATCAAGCTGTGAACTCAATTTCTTGAGCTTTGGCTTCATCTGCTCGAAATAACGCTCGATATTTCCAACGGTTTCATATTGATCAACAAGACGAACACTCATTGATCCACGGTCGGGAATAATCGAAACGCCAACAGCGGCTGAGACATACTGCGAAGCTAAGCGCAGATTATTGAGCACCGTGTTTTCAGTGATCGGAATTTTGCCGAAAGACGTGAGGTAACCGTTGATGTCAGCGGCGATGTCAGCAATAGCGACTTCAACAGCGCGATCAGCACGCCGGGAGAGAAGGCCGCGACTTTCGGCCACATAAAGGGCGCGGAGCGGAGCGGAAAGGTCGTTGCCCTTCCATGCAAACGGCTCCCACGATTCTGCTTCGGTAAGCAACTTGCTAAGGCCGTGTTCAAGCTTCAGCCAATCCTTGAGTTCCAAGGGTGAGATTTCAAGACGTGGGCCGACCTTGGCAGCGGGTTTTTCCCGCCTGGGAAGAGTAATTGTCATGGCAGTGGGCTCGTTGATCGCAGAAGTCTCTGCGTGCTGCTTACCGTACAGACCATCTATACGCTTAAGAGCGCACGGATGACGGTTTTTGTATTGGCACTCAAATTTCCCTCCACAGCCTCTCCCGTTGGGATCTCTCCTGATCAGCCCTGGCAAGCGGGTGGATCACGTAGCGAGCGGCAAGCGGGCTTTTGGGGTCATCTGCGCCCACGTTCGGGCAGAAGGTCAGGTACAGGCCCTCGTCGTCGTATTTGCCGATGGGATGCCCATAGCAGGCGTCTGGCGGGGCCGTACGGGTCGTAGTGACGCTGTAGCTGACCTGTTTGGTCTTCGAGTCAGCCACCTGCCACACGTATTTGCCCTTGGCCTCTGGTGAATACAGTTTCATGGCGATCAGTCGTTTTCAATCCAGCAGCCCAGCTCAGCGCTCCATTGACGCCCGGCAGCTTGGACCTTGTGCTCCTCAAGCCAAACCTCATAACGCCCGTCACGGATCCAACGGAAGGCATCGGGCAAGGGGGAACAGAAGTTGCCTGATTTCAAATTTGCTTTCTGATCGTTGATGTTCCGTTCAAGGGCGGACAGCAAACACTCGGCGCCATGGCCACCTTTTGCCACCTTCCATTCCTCATACGCTCGTGGCTTGCTCTGGTTTGACGCCCTAGAAGGAGACGACTGATACAGCTTCCACCATTTTTGAAACTCAGGGGCGTACTCCGTCCGATGGCGTTTTTCCACAGGTTTTCTTGCCTGCGGCACAACTAAAGAAGGGGCCTTCCTAGGGGTTCCCTCAGACTCCCTCCCGACACCATCCCCCAAGAAATTAGTTAGTTCAAAACCAAAATCTTCAGGAGCAGAACAGCCAAGAGCCTGCAAGCCTGAATCTTCTGATTCGTCTGAAGGTTCCGGTGATGCAGGCGTAACTTTCACCTGCTCCGTTGAGAGGTTACTTGTGTTTCCCGCACCGACACGGTACGCGGGTAGCTTAGCCTCCCTGTCAACCCCTATTTCAATCAAAAACAGGCAAAACTGAGGCAGGGACAGGGTTCTGGGCTTGTGTCTAAGCACATCTTCAATCACCTCGTCGGGTAAGCGAAGCTCAAGGCGTTTAGGCATCGGTTTTGAAAAGTCAGTCGCTGCAATGGGTTTGGGGCACAGTCCGGCAAATTCCGGAAATCTGCGGCAAATCTCGGAAGATTACGGCAATCTCCGGCAAATCCCGGAAATCTGCGGGTCAACCTTAGTCTGATTTTTTTGGCTGGCAAGCCCCTGCAACACGCGATTTCGGCAAAGCTTGGGTCTCCTCCGCGTCTCAAATCTGTCTCACTCGCACCGAATGCATCTTTTGGGTTTATCCTGTTTGCATCGCTTTTCCCGCAAACTTGGCGCGTTCTACCGCCGCTGAAGTCAACTTCCGTGTTGACACCATTTACGGTCTTTTGACCGAAGGACAATCACGTGGCCAAATTGTTCAATTCGGCGCTAACCAATGGGGCCTATCAAATCGTCAAACAGATGAATACATTCAACGCGCTCGTATTCGCCTTGAACAAGATGCAGATATGGCGCGACCTGCTTGGCTCGCTGAAGCCCTCGGCAGACTTCGTACCTACGAACAATCGGCTTATAAACGCGGCCAAACGCAAGTAGCCGTCAACGCCGTTCAACTTCAAGCCAAGCTCATCGGCTTTGATTTATGAGCCTGTTGGCTAACGCGCCTGGTGGCAATCTCCTTGAACCGCCAACTGCTCAGCTCACTGGCCCGCCCGCTACCGAAGCCCTAGCTCGCATTCGGCAAACGCTCTTGCCGCATCAGCTCGCCTTCTGTGATGACACGGATCATCGCAAGCTTGCCCTTGTCTGCGGGTTCGGTGCTGGCAAGACCCATGGCCTCGTTGCCAAGGCTGTTCATATGGCAGCCCTCAACATCGGCTACGTGTCCGCCCTGTTTGAGCCGGTCGCCCCGATGCTGCGCGACATCCTGCAGCGCACGATGGATGACCTATTAGAGGAATGGGAAATCCCGTTTGACTTCCGCGTCAGCCCGTTGCCGGAATATCAGCTCCATTTCGCGGAGGGCAGTCACACCATCCTTCTGAGGACGATGGAAACGTGGAACCGGATTCGTGGTCAGAACCTTTGCGCCATTGGATTCGATGAGGCGGATACGGCGAACAAGCGCGTAGCAGAGCAGGCAACACGGATGGCCCTTGCCCGTCTTCGTGCTGGCAACGTGCAGCAGTTTTACGCCGCTACGACGCCTGAGGGTTATGGCTGGGCGTTTGACACGTTTGACCGTAATGCCGGGGAAGATACCGCGCTGATCCGTGCCCGCACGATGGATAACCCATTTTTGCCTGATGGGTTTGTGGACAGCCTGATGGCGAACTACCCGCCGCAGTTAATCAAGTCGTACCTCGAAGGCCAGTGGGTCAATCTCAATACGGGACAGGTTTACGACAGGTTCGACAGGGCTAAGCATGTGGTGGCGACCCTTGCCGATTTCTCCCGTGAACCTTTGCGAATTGGCGTGGACTTCAACGTGGGCAACATGTCCGCCGTGGTTACGGTGCGGAGTGGCGACAGGCTGGCTGTCGTTGATGAGATCAGTGGAGCCCATGACACCGACGCCCTGGCTCAAGAGATCAAGCGCCGTTATCCCGATCACCGTATCTATGTATATCCTGACGCCTCGGGCGGCAATCGCTCCACAAACGCCTCAAGAACAGATATTCAAATCCTTGAGTCCTATGGCTTTAGCAACCAGTCCGGTCGGTCTAATCCTGCCGTTCGTGATCGGGTGGCTGCTGTTCAAGCTCTGTTGGAAAACGGGAAAGGGCAGGTAAGGCTGACGGTGGGCCAGGGCTGCCCGAAGTTGATCGAGTGCTTGGAGCTGCAGAGCTGGACGGAGAAGGGCGAGCCGGACAAGGAGGCGGGGCACGATCACATGGTTGATGCCTTGGGGTATGTGGTGTGGCGTGAGTTCAACCCATTGCAGGCGAACGCGGGACGGAGCACGGGCATCCGCTTGTACTGACGATCTGCAAGCTGTCCACCTGGGTGCTTGCCAAGCGGTAGGGGTATACCCCATAATTAAGGGACAGGGGGCGACCCCACCACACACAAGACAATGACCCGCTTCAACCCCACCCGCACCGCAGCCGAGATCGCCGCTTTTAAGGCAGCCAACCTCGCGGTCAACGCCAAGCCTTCCGCTCACATCAATCACACCATCACCTCTCCTGCCAAACCCTCCCAGCGTCAGCAATGGCAAGAGTTCCGCGCTGAGACCCTGAACATGATTGAAGCCGCCAAGCGTGAGGGTCACTTCCACATCCTCCCCCAACTGATGCAACGCCTCACTACCGCCGACACCATGCTCGCCAACCGTGCCATCAACTGATTCTCAAACGGGGGCGCAAGCCCCCCCTCTTTGTTCCATCCTGTGATGGCGCTCACCTACTCAGCATGGAAGAGGCGGCCAACTGTTCGCCTGGCTGTTTCAAGATGAACCACGACGGCTCCGGCTTGTGCGTTGTCTGGGAGCAGCGCGTGATGCGGACCGGAGGTCATTACACCTACGTGAAATGGTGGGTGCCAGTTATGCCAAGCAACTGCTTGACCTCTCTCCCCCAATGACCGAGTTTCCATTCTTTATTTACATTTCCAGCCACGCGGGCAAGATCGGCAACATCCGCTGGGTCAATGCGGACACGCGCTATCCCGCATCAAACAGGCGCCAAGAAAACCCCCTATCGCAACGCGGCTATTGGGGTCGCTGTGGGCTGGTCAACTCTCCGGAATCTCCAGATAGTTCCCCACCGCTCCCTTAGTTCACCTCGCTAGCAATCCACCCACACCATGAAGCGACTTCTGCTCGCCGTGGCCCTTCTCTTCAACGGCCCCGCCTCTGCTCGCACAGTCACCGCCACCGTCTATCACCCTTGGTTTGATGGCCGTGCAACCTATTGCGGGCAAACCTACCGTCATTGGGGAGCAATCACTGCCGCCCATCCTTGGCTTCCATGCGGAACCCGTGTTCGTGTCTCGCATCAAGGCCGCACCTTGACCGTACCCATAACCGACCGCTGCGACTGCAATTCGATCGACCTTTCAGCAGCAGCCGCTCACCGTCTCGGCGTCCCACTCAACGGCATCGCCAAAGTTCGTATTGCCTACTGATCGCCGCTACTGTGAAAACGCAGCAATGACACGATGGCAACCTACCTTTGGCACGAAATCGAGGCCGCCTTTGACGCCGCTCATGATGTAGACGATTCTGATAACTTCAGCGCATCAGCCGCCGCAATCCTTTCCGTCATCCAACAATGGCTTTATGAGGAAGGCTTTGATGACGCCGCTGATGCCCTTGACGAAGAAATCTTCCGCGCTGAAGAGGAAATTTAATTTGCTGGGTCGGTTCTACCCGTAAGGCTGAACGCCGTGGTGTGGCGGTATCGGAGGCCCAGCATTCAATCCGCCCTAACCTAGAGCCATAGAATTTGTGCATGGCTAGGCGCAGAAGATGACTTACACCGGTTTCAGGCATTACGACCGGAACTTGGCGCGTACAGCCACGCAGGTTCAAGATCCGAATAGTGCTTGGGCCGCTCAGGAAGCCCATTGGATCCTGATTGAAGATTTGATGGAGGGCACTTATGGGATGCGTCGCAAGCATCGCCGTTACCTCCCCCAGGAACCTCGTGAACAAGACGAGTCCTACGACAACCGCCTAGCCCGTTCCGTTTGCCCGCCTTACTACCAGCGCCTTGAACGGATGCTGGCAGGCATGTTGACCAGAAAGCCTGTACGCCTTGATGACGTACCTGATGTTCTGCGTGAGCAACTGTTTGACGTAGATCTACAGGGCAACGATCTCAACATCTTTATTTATGAATTAGCCCGCAAAATGGTCCGCTATGGCCATGCTGGCGTTCTTGTTGACTTCCCTTCTGACTCTGAAGATGAGCTGCAGAACATTACTGACGCGGCCAATCTTCGTCCCTATTGGGTGACCTATACCCCACGCGATATTTTGGGCTGGCGGTCTGAAGTTTCCAATGGCGCTCAACGTCTGACCATGTTGCGCCTGATGGAGCGTGTTGTTGTTCCTGATGGTGACTTTGGCGAAAAATACGTTGAGCAAATTCGCGTGTTGCGCCCAGGCTCCTATGAAGTCTTTAGGCAAGACGACACGAAGGGCAGTTTTGAGAAGATCGCTGATGGCAACACCAGCCTTGATTACATCCCCTTTGCTGTCGCCTATTCCAACCGTGTTGGCCTTCTTGAATCTCGCCCACCGCTGGAAGATATTGCCGAGCTGAACCTGAAGACCTACCAGATTCAGAGCGATCTGGACAACATGCTGCACATCAGCGCCGTGCCGATGCTGGCGTTGTTTGGCTTCCCCAGCTCTGCTGAAGAGATCAGCGCCGGGCCATCTGAAGCTCTGGCATTGCCGTCTGAGGGTCGGGCTGAATACATCGAGCCTGGTGGCCGTAGCTTTGAAGCGCAGTTCCGCCGCTTGGAGCAGCTTGCAGCCCAGATCAACGAACTTGGCCTGTCCGCCGTGTTGGGCCAGAAGCTAAGCGCTGAAACCGCTGAGGCAAAGCGTATTGATCGCAGCCAAGGTGACAGCACCATGATGGTGATTGCTCAGCAGGTGCAAGATCTGATTGACAACTGCCTGCGGTTCCACGCTGATTACCTTGGCCTTCCGCAATCAGGTAGCAGCTTTGTCAACCGTGACTTCATCGCCGCACGGATGGAGCCTGCTGAAATCCTTGCACTGCTTCAGACCTACACCGCTGGTGTCATCAGCCAAAAGACCCTCCTTGATCAACTTGCCGAAGGCGAAGTCCTAGGCGACGATTTTGACGTTGAGGAGGAACTGGAAGCTACGCAATCGGGCGGGTTAATCGAAATGGGTGGCCCTGAAAATCTTGGCAGTGAAGACATCACAGGCGAAGAGATGATTCAGGAAGATGATCAAACCCCCGTTGTTCTGCCTGAATAATGACGCAATCAGGCGTTACCCCTCGCCTGCTCAATGTTGAGCAATTCAAGCGGCGCATCAACCGCAAAGATCCTGTTGCCAATATCTACCGCAATGCCATTGATCTAAACCGTTTCAGCAATGCCGTAGCGCGTCAAATTGTCCGCGATTACAACGACATTGTTTTGAGTGCGGTTGATGATCTACGCCGCATCAACTTTGGTCAGGCAACAGCAGGTGCGGGCATTGTTAGCCCTGCATCTGTTCAGGCTCAACGGCTCCGCGTAATCCTTGCCCAGCTCAAGGAATCCTTGGACGGATGGGCGGGACGCAGTACAGGATATGTCGCCACTGAACTGCAGGGTTTGGCGGAGCTGCAAACTGAATTTGTCACTGATCAAATCAAGCTTGCGCTAACTGGTGGCGTTGCTGATGGGCGCGAACTGCTGCCTTCACAGGTCAATGCCTTAGCCCAGGTCAACACCGTTCAGGTTGCGCCGAACTTTGCTGCCAGTGTCGCGTCAATCGACCCCACTGATTTAAATTTCACGCTGCCCGGAACTGGTGGGTTCAATCTGACCGCAGGCCAAGGTGCAGCCATCACCCTTCCCAATGGCGAGGTGGTCGAAAAGGCGTTTCGCGGATTAGCTGAATCCCAGGCTCAGCGATTTAATGCCATCGTCAGAACGGGCATCTTGACGGGCGAACCCACCGCGCAAATCGCCAACCGCCTTGTCGGCAACCTTGAGTTTGGTGATCTGGCCAAAACCGCACGGCAACAAGCGTTAGCTGGTGGTGAACTAACCCGCATGGCTGACCATCAGGTGTTGACCGTTGTACGTACAAGTGTCCAACAAGTCGCCAATGCCGCTAGTGAACAGGTCTACCGCGCTAACGGCGATATAACCAAGAAATACCGCTACGTTGCCACGCTCGACAGTCGAACCTCTGCGATCTGCCGCAGCCTTGACGGCAAGGAATACGTTTACGGCAAAGGCCCTGTTCCTCCCGTTCATTTCAACTGCCGTTCAACAACGATCCCAATCATTGATTACAAAGGTTTGGGTATCCCACCGCCGGATTGGGGTACAGGTCCATCGGTTCGCGCCAGTGCTGACGGGCCAGTAAAAGGCAGCCTGACCTATGGGCAATGGCTCAAACAACAGCCGAAGGCGTATCAAGATGAAGTTCTAGGCAAAAATCGCGCCGCTTACTTCACCAAGCTCTCTGATAAATATGGCCCCCAAGATGCCCTTAGCCGCATGGTGCGAGAAGATGGCAGCGAAGTTACCCTGAAGCAGCTTCAGCAACGCTATGGATCTGCCGGTAATTAGGCGTTACCTAGATGGTCGCGTTCAATCCGATTGGGTTGATGTTCCCTGCGGCGAAGCGATCATTGAAGCCAGACTTCAAAAGCTTGATGATGGAACAATCGGCTGGGTTGATAAGTCCGGCCTAAAGTTGGATTACTTGCCCTTCCCCCGTGGCCAAGAAACCGACCAAGGCCGAAAAGAAGATCGGCAAAGTAATGAGCGAATACAAGGCGGGTACGTTGAAAAGCGGCAAGCCCGGCCCCGGCAAAGGTCCAACCGTAAAAAGCCGTAAGCAGGCCATCGCCATTGCCCTGTCGGAAGCTGGCAAAACCCGTAAACCCAAAGGCAAAAAGTGATGGCTATCGGCATCGGTTCCCGCGTTAGCTGGACTTATCAAGGCACAACCACCTACGGCGTGGTGACTGGCAAGGCTGGTAAACGTGCCACCATCACCGGGCCATCTGGCGGGCAGGTCACCCGTGTTGGCACTGATGAAGATCCCGTCCTAAGAATTGAATCGGAATCAACCGGTAACCCAGTTCTTAAGAAGCGATCAGAATTAAAAGAAGCTCCGAAGCGGAAGCCATGAACGGCAGGATCTGGGAAGGCAGTTGCACCTATCTCAAATGTGCTGACGGCATGATTGAGGGTCGCTTCATCTTCCCAACGCCCAATAGCCCTGAAATCCTTGGCGCCTTGATGGGTCGCCTTGCCGAGGGCGTTGAAGTGATCACCTGCACCGATGACGGAGACGATGACGATGATTGAATACCGAGGCGAGAAATTCGAGGGTTACAACAAACCCAAGCGGACACCAGACCATCCGACCAAATCCCATGTGGTCCTAGCCAAGGAAGGCGACAAGGTAAAACTTATTCGTTTCGGTCAGCAGGGCGTGTCAGGCTCACCACCGCGAAAAGGAGAATCAGCAGCGGACAAGGCCAGAAGGGCATCATTCAAGGCACGCCATGCGGCAAACATCGCCAAAGGCAAAATGTCAGCGGCGTGGTGGTCTGCCAACGAAAAATGGTGATCTACCGACCTTCCGCCTTGTGAATCCGATCCTTTAGCTCCGCCACGTACTTACGCAGCGCGTTGGCATTGTCCGCGTGCCATCGGTCACCCGTCTTCAAATACTGCTGCGTATGCAGGTCGATGGCCTTCAGAAGCGAATAGATCACAGGATTCCACGGTTCACGAACCGGCGTATTCCATTCCCGCCGTGACATCGCGTGCAAAAACCATCATTTACTAATACAGTCTGGTGGTAAACCCTACGGGTCACAATGTCTGAAGAACAACTGCAGGAAGCTACGCAGACTGCTGGCAACGATGAACTTGAAAAGCTTAAGCGCAGCATTGAAGGGCTAGAGCGCAAAAACTTTGAGTTGATCGGCAAACTCAAGGAACAAAAGGAAAAGGCGCCGTCATTGCCTGATGGCGTTGATATTCAGGAATTGCTTGAGTTCAAACGTCGCAAGGAACAAGAAGAACTCGAATCCAAGGGCAAGTACGACGAGGCCCTGAAGCAATACGCCCAGCAATTTCAAGAACGGGAAGACGGTTACAAAAAACGGATTGCTGAACTTGAATCCAAGCTGACCGTCAATCAACTGGACAATCGGGTGGTTGCCATCCTTGCCGAACAGGGTGCCCACAACCCTCACGATGCATTGCGCCTTGTCCGTGATCAGTTGAAGCTGGATGAATCCGGCAACCCTGTGGCCGTTGATGGCTACAACGAGGTTCCCATGGATCAATGGGTTGAACGCCTCAAGGCCGAACGCGGTTATCTGTTCAGGGCACCCAACGTCAAGGGTTCTGGCGCTCCTGTGGGCATCAAGCCAATGTCCAACGAGGTTCCCGCAGGCATGAAGAACCCCTTCACCCGCGAGCATTTCAACCTGACGGAGCAATCACGGCTCTACAAAACCGACCGTGATATGTACGAACGCTTGAAGGCCGCCGCAAACAATGCTTAATATGTAACCGTTAGACGTGAATGGCTACGCCGTCCGTCATTGGGTTACGCCCGCATCTGTAAACCATTTTTGGAGATTTCATCGTGGCGACTCTTCGCTCCGACGTGATCATCCCTGAGGTTTTTACTCCGTATGTGATCGAGCAATCGACCCAGCGGAACCAGTTTCTTGCCAGCGGCGTTGTGCAGCCCATGGCGGAACTGAATGCAACCGAAGGTGGTGATTTCGTCAACGTGCCTTTCTGGAAGGCCAACCTGTCTGGCGATCTGGAAGTCCTGTCTGATTCTTCCAGCCTGACCCCCGGCAAAATCACTGCTGATAAGCAAATCGGCGTGATCCTGCACCGTGGTCGTGCCTTCGAGGCTCGTGACCTTGCTGCTCTGGCCGCAGGTTCTGATCCCATGGCCGCCATTGGCGCCAAAGTTGGTGAGTACGTTGCTAACCAGCAGCAGGCTGACCTCTATAAGTGCCTGGAAGGTGTGTTCGGTAGCCTGACCGGCTCTGACTCCCCTGCCTTTGACGCTCTGCGTTTTGACACCAGCGGCGCCACTGCCCTCGGTCCCCGTCAGGTGGCTAAGGCTCGCGCAATCCTGGGCGATCAAGGCGACAAGCTGACCGCTGTGGCTATGCACTCGGCTTGCTACTACGACCTCGTGGAGCGCAAGGCGATTGACTACGTGACCAACACGGAAGCCCGCCTGTCCACCCCTGCTACCGGCGCTAGCACCATCAACGCTGTTGGTGGCTCTGTGGCTGCTGCCTACGGCGATGTGCGAGTGCCTCAATATATGGGGCTCAACGTGATCGTTTCGGACGACATCACCAATTCCGCTGGTAACTACGCTTGTTACTTCTTCACTGCTGGCGCCATTGCCTCCGGTGAGCAAGCTGCAATGCGCACCGAAGTTGACCGGGACATCCTGGCCAAATCGGATGCAATGTCTCTGGACATGCACTACCTGTACCACCCCGTTGGCGCTAAGTGGGCCGTGACCACCACGAACCCCACCCGCGCTCAGCTCGCCACTGTTGGCAACTGGAGCAAGGTGTACGAAACCAAGAACATTGGAATCGTGCGTGCCACCATCACTTCCAACTTCGATTGATAGGAGGAACTGAAAATGGCATCCGTTTTTGAAGCTACCGCCGGTAAGGCGATTGGCTATCCCACCGGTCTCGGCAGTGCCGTGACTCAAGAAACCAGCAAAGCAACCGGCGTGACCATTAACGCTGTTTGTGGCGCCATCACCACCGATGACGCTGAGCTTGCTGGTGCTGCTGAAGTTAGCTTTGTTGTCACCAACAGCTTTGTTGCTGCTTCTGATGTGCCCGTTGTGGCCGTCAAATCTGGTGCCAGCACTGGAACTTATGTGGCCAGCGTCAGCGCTGTTGCTGCTGGATCCTTCACTGTCACCCTGTCCAATCTGGGCAGCACCGCTAGTGAAGCTCTTGTGCTCAACTACGCCATCATTAAGGCCGCTGCTGCCTGATGGGGTTGTTCGCTTTCCGGCGACTGCGTGAATCGGAGGCTCTGGCTACGGCTGGGGCCTCTTTCCCTATTGCAGAGCCCACTCCTAAACTTGAAGTAACGAAAACCCCTGCGCTGTCAAACGATGGCAATAACAATCGACGCAACAGTGGGGGGCGCAAACGCAAACTCCTACCTGACGCTGGCGGCAGCGGAACTGATCATTGAAGGCTTCGTTCAGGACGACGACGTAACGGCCTGGGCATCAGCCACCACTGATCAAAAAAATCGCGCTTTGTATTCCGCTACCCAGCGCCTTGATCGTGAGCGGTTCCTTGGTGCTCGCGCCACTGATACTCAAGCGTTGCAATGGCCCCGTGATGGGGTTCGTAAGCCTGACACCTATATCAACACCTACGCGGTTGGCTTCCCGTTCCGTATCACCACGGACTATTACACGACGACTGAAATCCCTGATCAGATCAAAAAGGCTCAGTGCGTTCTGGCTGTTTACTTGAACAACAACAAGGATGGCCTTGGCCTGAGCGGCATGGAGGATTACAAGTCGGTCACCATTGGCAGCCTCAGCGTGGTCAATGCTGGTGCTAGTGCCTCGGCTACCGGCGCCGACCGCGTGCCCCCGATCTTTGAAAGATATTTGACTGGGCTTAGAATTAGTGGACCGGGCAACTTTGCCATTCGCCGTAGCTGACCATGGCCGACAACGACGCCTACAACATCGGCTTTGAGTACATCAGCGACACCGCTGCTCATACCGGTCGATTTTGGAAGCTGTATGCCGTGGCTGACGCTGTGATCAGCACTGCCACCGTGCAGAACGCCAGTGGCAATACCTTTAGCTCTGTGCCGCTTGGCAAGGGTGATGAGATCGAAGGCGTGTTTACTAGCGTTACCTTGGCGTCGGGCAAAATCATCGCTTACAAAATTTGATGGCTTATTACGTCGTTCCCGGTGGTGGTGATGCCACGTCTGGCGGTGGTTTTAATATCCCGTCGCATGATTACATCGTGAATACTTACGACGGGGCTAATAACCTGCTGACCGCAATTTATAAGCGCGGCGGATCTAGCGGCAAGGTTGTTGCCACGCTCACGATGACTTATGACGGCAACAATAATCTTTTGACAGTAACGCGGAGTTGAGCAATGGCATTCAAGCTCAATCCGTTTACCAGTCAGCTTGATACAGTCCGCAATCAAATGCTATGGGGGTCGTTTTACGATACGACTCAACAGGTTGCGACGCTTGCCAATACTGATTATTCGATTGGCATCAATTCAACCGACCCCGACAGTCGTGGGATCAGTATTGCCTCGGGCTCGCGGATCACATTTTCTAGGGGTGGCGTTTACAGCATTACCTACTCAATTCAATTCGTAAACACAAGCACCGCAATTCACGATATTAATGTTTGGTTGCGCAAGAACGATAGCGGCGCCAGTGGAGACGTTGCGGCATCGGATAGCAAGTTCAGTATTATTTCGAGCCATGGCGGCATTGATGGTCACGTTATTGGTTGCGTGAATTACGTATTAAAACTTGTGGCCAATGACTACTTGGAGCTTATTTGGTCAACAACAAATGTCGCGGCCAGCATCCAATCCCTGCCGTCTGCTCCATCCGGTCCAGCCCACCCGTCTGTTCCCGGAATCATTGTTACCGCCGTACAGGTGGCCTAATCTATTTCTATGGCACTCGCTACCTCGCTCCGTAAAACTGCCAGTAAAGTCATCAGCCGCTTTGGTGGCGAGATTACCTATCGGCAGGTCAGCGGGGGTTCCTACAACACAACGACCGGAGCGATCACCGAAACCGAAACTGACACCACGATCAAGGGTGTTTTGGATGCGGTTCGGAAACAGGAGCTGAACGAACTCATTCACGAACAGGACAAAAAGCTAATTATTGCCGCATCTGACCTGACGATTACACCAAGCCTGTCTGACCGCGTTGTAATTAGCGGCACCGTGCATCAGATCGTCAAGATCAACGTCATTGAACAAGACAACACGGCTATTGCTGTTGAGCTGTTCCTGAGGGTCTGACGATGGCAAGGAATATCCGCTTAGATCAACTTGGCGGATTGCTGAAGGAACGCGCAGACGCGATTATTCAAGCCACCGTTTTAGAAACCGATGCTGAATTAAAGGCACGTAGCCCAGTGGATACAGGCCGCTTTCGTGCGAGCTGGGCGATTGGACAAAACCAGGCTGGTCAATATGACGGCGGGGCTCAACAAGAAGCGACAGGGGCCAACAAAGGCAAAACAAGCCCGCCGCCAGAGCCCGCCGCTGGCCCACCGGTCGGCATTAACTACACGCCTCAAACAGAAACGGCAGGCAATTCGTATCACCTGTTCAACAGCTTGCCTTACGCGGAACCGCTCGCTAATGGGCATTCGACTCAAGCGCCTGCGGGATGGGTTGATCTTGTTGCCAAAATGATGGAAAAGCGCATTCAGCAAATCGCTGAAAGTGAACTCAAGAAGCTCTGATGGCCGCCGCTAACCTCAACACGATCCGCTCCACCATTGAAGGTCGGCTAGCCACTGAACTGGCCTTGTCGCCTGTCATCCCTGTCATTTTCCATAACCAAGCCTCAAGCCCACCGAATAACGGAACCTGGGTTCAATGCTTGGTCTCCTTTGGCAATAACACCTTCCTGACGATGGGAGGCACAACAGGCAGCAGCAACAGCATTGTTGGCGTTGTTGTCGTCAATGTCTTTACCGCCAAGGGAATCGGCCCCGGTGCCAACCTGACCGTTGGAAAGAGGATTCGGGATCTTTACAATAGAATCGTCGTAAGTGGGGTTCACTTCGATCCCCCGACTGGGCCCGAGGTGGTGGCTAACCCATCTCCAGAGGGTTTCTTCCAAACACAGGTCAGATTGACCTTTGAAACCTTTGAGGATCTGTAACCATGGCTTTTTACCGTGGACAGCAAGGCTCCGTCAAATTCGATGACGCGGGTTCTTCTGCTGCAGCTATCACCAGCACCCGCTCTTGGTCTTTGACCGTTGAGAAGGAATCGCTGGATACCACCGCTCTGGGCGCTACCTACCGAGCAAACGTCGGCGGCCTGATCAGCGGTTCTGGCACCTGCGAAATCCTTTACACCGCTTCCAGCGCAGACGAAACCAACGTTTTCATCGAACACGTCAATACGGCGAACGATGAGGGTGCTGCTCTGTTTGAGCTGTATCTGGACACCAGCGGCACCAAGAAGATCAGCTTTGATGGTGTCATCACCTCGGCTGAATACTCCGCAACCGTGGGTGAAATCGAAGTCATTACCCTGAACTTCGTGACCAACGGCGCCATCACCCTGGACATCTGATCATGGCTTTTTATCGCGGCCAACAAGGTACGGTCTTCTTTGACAAGGCCGGTAGTGGTGGTCTTTCTGAGATCGCTGCAGTGCGCTCCTGGTCAATGACCGTGGAGAAAGAGTCGTATGACACCACTGCCCACGGCGCCACCTATCGCGCCAATGTCGGTGGTTTGATCAGCGGTTCGGGCACCATCGAGGTGATGTATGACGCCCCCGGTGCTGGTGACAAGCTTGACCTGCTCACCGATGTCAACCAAGCCACGGACGAAGCCGATGCAGCCGTTGAGCTGTACTTGGACGAATCTGGCAGCAAAAAGCTGACGGGAACCATCGTCGTGACAAGCGCCGAGTATTCCGCTACGGTTGGCGAGATCGAGATTGTGACCATCAATTTCGTTTCTAGCGGAACTCTGACCCTGAGCATCTAATGCCAGCCAACAATCAGCGCCCTGTTGATCTGCTCACCGGGGCGTTTGACTTGAATCAGCGTCGTCGGTTTGACATCAAAGGTCCCGATGGCGCTGTTGTTTTGTCTTTGTACTTCAAGCCCATCACCCGTGCTGACCGTAAGCGGGCTACCACCCTTGCCGGGTCTGATGAGGCACTGGAGATCAGCACACAGATGCTGTGCCAGATGGCGGAGCTAGAGGATGGCTCCAAGGCGTTTGCCGCTGCTGATGCAGCCAAGCTTCAACGTGAACTGCCCGAAGCGGTCCTGAACGATCTAGAGCTGTTTCTGTTTGGCCTTGCTAATCCGACCACGCTGGACGAAGCAAAAAACGATTAGAGGAAGACTCTTGGCTTTACTTTGAGTTCTTCCTAGCAACAGAACTAGGCAAAACGGTTAGTGAGTTGAGGAGCCAGTTGACAGAGGCAGAATTTGTCATGTTTGCTGGCTACTACGAAATCAAGGGCAAGCGAGAACGGGAGGAAATGGAAAAAGCTAAGTCAAAGGCACGGCGATAGACTGCTGATACGCGAGGCGGTCGATTTGTGGCGCAATCCGTTGTTCAGCTAATTGTTGACGCCACGCGGATGATCAATCCGCTGAATAAGGCGGACGAGGCTAGCAAGCGGCTGGGCGCAACCCTAAAGGGTGTTGAGGATATTGCCAACAAGGTTGGTTCAGAATTTGGCAAGGCGGGGCAGGCAGCAGGGCAAGCAGCTCGCAAGTTTGACGAGTTTGGCAAACAAACCCAGCAGGCGAGCAAGCAAGCCAAGCAGATGGCTGACAGCATCCGTGGCATTGGTGCTGGATTTGCTCTTGGCGCGGCGATTACTGGCATAAATCAACTAGCAAGTAGTTATACGCAGTTCAAGCGATTAGGGGCGGCAATCAACGCCACCGTTGGAGATACGAACGCTTTTCAGGCGTCTTTGAGCAGCGTTTACAAGGTTCAAGCTTTAACCGGTGAAAGCACCATGGAGCTTGCGCGACGCATGACCTCTTTGTTGGTGGCTGCCAAGGGTACTGCATTTGAAGGTGCTAAGGCAGCGCAGACATTTGAACAGCTTCAGATGTTGACTGTTGCATTTGGCGGCAGCTCATATCAAGCCGAAAAGGCTGTTTATGCCCTTCAGCAAATGATGAGCAAGGGCAAGGTTAGCGCTGAGGAATTGCGCGGACAGCTTGGCGATGCATTACCTGGCGCCCTTGAATTATTCCGGCAGGCATATAAAGGCGGAAGTGTTACTCAATCTGAGTTCAACAAACTGATTGACGATGGCAAATTAACGATCAACGATTTTATTGGGATCAATGATGTTCTCAAGGCAAAGCTAGATGCCCTATATGGGACCGGTTTTACTGATTACCTGAGTAAACAGGCCGAATTTAATCAGGCCATGGATCAGTTGCGTCTGCTTGGTGGCGGCGTAGCAGCGGTGATTGGAACAGCAGTTTTACCCAAGATCACTGCACTAATCCAAAAGGTATCCAAGGCTCCGCCAGATCTTTTGGCCTTTGCGGCGGCATTTACGTCTATTGGTTTGGCGATCCTTGGCGCTGTCGCGGCTTTGGCGGTGTTTAATACTGCTCTTGCTGCCAGTGGTATTGCAGCCGGTGCCAAAAAGATGGGCGGCTTGTTTGCAGCGGGCATGGCAGGCCCACCTCAGGTAAAAGGCTTGACCCTGTTAGCCGCTGGCGCGCTTGGAGCAGGCGCTGTCATGGGCATCGGGAAGATCAAAGAAGAGTTTGAAGGCACGATTGCTGAAATGCAAAAAATGCTGGCAAATGTCGGCAAATTTCAGCTTCCCAGTGGTGGCGGTGCTGTTGGCGATCCAGCGGCTCAAGCTGACAAGGAAGCCAAGGCAAGGAAGAAAACATTTGAGCAAATCATTGGCGCTCAGAATGCGGATATTGTTCGCGCTACTATTCAGGCAAGGCTGAACGAAAATCAAGAGCTAATCAATAAGGCTATTAAAGCTGGCAACGCCGAAGTCAAAAAGGGCCTTGAAGAACAGCGTAAATATATTGAAATTGATACTCGGATTGAAACCCTAACTGAGTTAATCAATCTGGGCAAAGCCAAGCAAAACAGGCTTAGCAGAACATCTATCGAATATGCGACGCTTGAAAATGGCGTTCGTTCTATATCGGCTGAATTGTTGTTGCTGCAGCAAGAGCGCCGCAGTGTTGAACTTGGAATTACGCAAGATCAACTAGAAGCTGACGCACAAATCAATAAGCTGCTGGAAGAACGCTTAAAGCTGGCTCCGGGCGGATATTTCGGCGCTGATGAATTCACAAAGAGCGTTACCGATCAAACACTGCCTGAAGCAATCAAAACGCTGCAAGAGGAAATGCGAAAGCTCCTCAACCCTTCGTATCAGATTGTTGAAGCTGTTAATGCTATTGGCGATGCGTTTGGCAATTCGTTCAAGGGAATAATTGACGGAACAATGACGGCCCAGCAAGCCTTAGCTAATTTCTTCCGTTCTGTCGCCAATCATTTCTTGGATATGGCTGCTCAAATTCTTGTGGCAGCAATCAAGATGCAATCACTGCAAATCATTCAAAGCCTGTTCCCTCAACTTGGCGGATTTAGTTTTGGCATTGGAGGGGCTGTGCCTGCTGGTTTAAGCGGTCTTGGTGCCCTTGCTAAACCCGGCATTCTTCCCGGTATTTCTGGTGGCATGTTGCCTGGACGTGCCAATGGTGGTTCTGTGATGGCTGGTCAGTCCTACATGGTTGGCGAGCGTGGGCCTGAACTGTTCACTCCTGGACGTAGCGGCGGCATTGCTCCAAACGGCTCGATTGGCGGTGCAAATATCGTGGTTAATGTGGACGCAACCGGCAGCAGCGTTCAAGGCAACTCAGATGATTCCAAACGTCTTGGCGAGGCCATTGGTGTTGCCATCCGTCAAGAACTGATTAAACAGAAGCGCCCAGGAGGCTTGCTCTCGTAATGGCTACTTTCCCGGCAATCACCGCAAGTTACGGCGCTCAAAAGACCAGCCGTCCTAAGGTCCGCTCTGTTCAGTTTGGCGATGGCTACGAACAGCGGCTGATGTACGGCATCCCTTCGCACATGAACCCGAAGGAATGGAGCCTTGCGTGGCAGAACATTACTGAAGCCAATGCCGACACGATTGAGACGTTTTTGAACGCAAGGGCAGAAGACGGCGCAAGCTTTGATTGGACGCCACCAGATGAGGCAACGGCCTACAAGTGGGTTTGTGCTGAATGGAGTAAAACAATCACATATAACAACCGCGCCACGATCAGCGCCACCTTCCGCCAGGTCTTCGAGCCCTAATGGCAGTCCCAACCTCAGAACTCCAGAAGATCAACCCAAGCAGCATCATTGAGCTGTTTGAGCTGGAAACCTACGCCAATCTGCATGGCTCAGCCACAACGTACCGCTTTCACGCTGGCACCAACGACGTAGGCACTGGCGATCTGGTTTGGAATAGCAATACCTACAGCAAGTTTCCGATTGAGGTTGACGGCTTTGATTACAACGCCGAAAGCGGCAGTCTGCCCCGTCCCACGATCCGTGTTTCCAATCTGTTTGGCACGATCACCACAATCTTGCTGGGCGTTAATGCAGGCAATCCCGGCAACGATTTAACCGGCGCGAAACTGACCCGCATCCGTACATTGGTGCGCTACATCGACGGCGCTAACTTCTCAGGCGGCACCAATCCTTACGGCACCCCAGACGCAACCGCCAAGCTGCCCGACGAGATCTATTACGTCGCCCGAAAAGTCTCTGAAAATCGTGACCTTGTTGAGTTTGAACTCAGCGCTAGTTTTGACCTAGCTGGTGTTCGTAGTCCCAAGCGGCAATGCAACGCCAACCTTTGTCCATGGATTTACAAGGGTTCAGAGTGCGGCTATAGCGGCAGCAATTACTTCGACGAAAACGACAATACAGTTACCAGCAGCAGCGCGGACAAGTGCGGCAAACGCCTGAGTAGCTGCCAGGTGCGCTTTGGCTCGACCAACGCCTTACCGTTCGGTGGCTTTCCTGGTATCGGCGCGTTCAACGGATGAATAAAACCACCAAGGCTGAAGCACTGGAACACGCCAAAACGGAAGACCCGCGTGAAGCCTGCGGGCTGCTGGTGGTCATCAAGGGGCGCAAACGGTACATCCCCTGCCGCAACTTGGCAGAAGGCAACGAGTTTTTCATCCTCGACCCAGCGGATTACGCCGCCGCCGAAGACAAGGGCGAAGTTGTGGGCGTCGTTCATAGCCACCCAATCACCCCGCCAATCCCCAGTGAGGCAGATCGCGTTGCCTGCGAAAAGTCCGGCTTGCCCTGGTACATCGTCAACCCCAAAACGGAGCAATGGGGCGAGCTGTCGCCTGAAGGCTACAAAGCACCGCTGATTGGGCGGACGTGGGTCTGGGGCGTCAGTGATTGTTGGACGCTGGTACGGGACTGGTATGCCGAACAAGGTTTGCACCTCCCAGATTGGGAGCGACCCACCACCCCGGAGCAGTTCAATGAGAACCCGATGTTTGATGACTGCTGGCGGGAAGCGGGCTTTTACGAGGTGGACATTGCTGAGATGCAGCCGGGTGATGCAATGCTGATGGCAATCGACTCGGGCAAGCTCAACCACGTCGGGGTCTACATCGGTGACCAATTGGTGTTGCATCACTTGCGGGGTCGCCTGTCCAGCCGTGACTTATTGGGCGAGTGGCTCCTAAAATGCACCGGTAGGGTCTTGCGCCATGGAAAAGGAAGTTAGGCTCTACGGTCCACTGGCAAAGTTCATCGGTCAGCGGAAGTTTTTAGCGGAGATCAGCAGCGCAGGCGAAGCAATCCGAATGCTGCTGGCAAACTTCCCCGGACTAGAACGCCACATGGCAGACCAGCATTACAAGGTAATTGTTGATAACTACGAGAGCGATTTAGACGAGATCCACTATCCCGCCAGTCAAGTCATCAAGATCGTTCCGGTGCTGGGCGGTGCCGGTGGTGGGGTAGGGAAGGTTTTAGCAGGTGTTGCATTAGTTGCGGCTGCCATTGTGCTTGGTCCGGTAGCTGGCGGTTTCTTGGGTCTTGGTGCTGGATTAGGTGGCGCTGGTCTTGGCATTGTTGGCGCTGGCGTTGCAACAGCAATCGGCTCTGTTGGTGTTGCTCTTGTTCTTGGTGGTGTTTCGCAGCTCCTATCGCCAACCCCGCAACTTGGTCAGCTTGGTCCGGCGACTTCATCAATCGGTAACCGCACAACCACAACCGAAGCCACGGAACTCGACCCGCAGGAGTCCTACAGCTTTAGCGGTATTCAAAACACCAGCCGTCAAGGTATTCCCGTTCCCGTTGTCTACGGCGAAACTATCGTTGGATCTGTAGTCATCTCAGCAGGCATCGACGTTGACACGATCTGACATGACTGACAAAAAACAAAAACAGATCATTGGTGCCGGTGGTGGCGGTGGTGGCGGTCAAACAGTTGTCCAACAAACGGTTGTTGTTCAGCAGTCAGCCCCGCCCGCTGTACGTACACCCATCCGTACGTCAGACAACTTGGCGTCCACGGCGTTTGCCAATATCCTCGATCTGATAAGTGAAGGTGAAATTGAAGGTTTTCCTTCAGCACGTGCCTATACCCGTGGCACAACAAATTACAACCTTGCTCTTCTCAAAGACGTTTATCTAACTGATACCCCAGTCTTGCGCTCTGGCGCTGACGTAACCAACCTGTCAGAGACTGACTACAACTTCAAAGGCGTTACTGTCACCACGCGCTATGGCACCAACGCGCAGGATTACATCAGCGGTTTTGAGGCGGTTGAAGACGTTATCAGCGTCAACACCGAAGTCAAACAGGCAACACCAGTAACGCGGCAGATTACTGATACCAATGTCGATGCAGTTCGCGTCAGCATTGCAATCCCGAGGCTGGAACGCGGCACAGCAGAAGGCGACGTTCTCGGTACTGACGTAACAATCAGCATCCAACTTCAATACAACGGCGGTGGTTATACAACAGTCAAGACCGACACGATTAGCGGTCGCACGGCGGATAAATACGAGCGGGATTATCTCGTCGATATCAGCGGATCATTCCCTGTTGATTTGCGTGTGGTGCGTGTCTCAGCCGACAGCACTGATACCAACGTCAACCCAACTTATTTCGTTGCCTATACCGAACTGATTTATCAAAAACTGCGTTATCCCAACAGCGCCCTTGCTGCAGTTCGCTTCCAGGCAGAACAATTCAACAATATCCCAGCCCGTTCATATCGAATCCGTGGCATCAAGGTCAAAATTCCAAACAACGCCACCGTTGATAGCAACACCGGCAGGCTGACTTATGCAGGCACATGGACCGGCACTTTTGGCGCTGCCCAATGGACGACCTGCCCGGCGTGGATCCTGTACGACCTACTGATTAACAAGCGCTACGGCTTTGGCGATCATGTTGCAGAAGCACAGCTCGATAAGTTTGCCTTCTATGCCGCCAGTGTGTACGCCAACGAGCTTGTTGATACTGGCTTGGGCGACGGCAGCACGGAAGCGCGGTTTAGCTGTAACGCCCTGATTCAAAACCAGTACGAGGCGTACAAGCTGATTAACGACCTGTGCAGTGTGATGCGCTGCCAACCGTACTGGTCAACCGGCGCGTTGACGATCACACAGGACAAACCAACAGATTCCACCTATCTATTTAACCGTTCCAATGTGCTGGAACCTGGCTTCAGTTATGCCGGTTCAGACCTAAAAACCCGTCACACTGTTGCTGTTGTCAGTTACCTAGATCTCAACACCCGCGAGCAAAATTACGAAGTCGTCGAAGACCGTGACGCCATTGAAAAGTATGGCTGGGTATCCACTGAAATTAAAGCTTTTGCCTGTACGTCACGCGGTCAAGCTAACCGTCTTGGGCAGTGGATCCTTTACTCCGAGCAAAACGAAACGGAGGTTATCAGCTTCACCGCTTCGATTGATGCAGGCGCATTGATCCGCCCTGGCGCTGTCATCGACGTACAAGATCCTGTACGCGCTGGGGTGCGTTATGGCGGCAGGATCAGCAGCGCCACCACAACAATCATCACCGTTGATAACGCAGACGGCTTACCTAGCAGCAGCGCCACCCTGTCGGTACTTTTGCCAGATGGCACCTTAGAAACCCGCGATGTTTCCAGCCGCACTGGAACGGCAATCACGGTTTCCTCCGCTTATACAACTGCACCAAACGCCAATAGCGTCTGGATCCTGCAAACCACAGCAATTCAAACGCAGCAATATCGCGTTTTGACCGTCAGGGAGAAAGACGGCAATTTGTACGACATTACGGGGCTTTTGTACAACGCCAGTAAATATGCCTACGTGGAGCGCGGTTTTGAGCTATCCA